AAGAATATCGTCTCATTGATATACAAAACAATCAATATATATTTGAAATCAATGGACGACGTCGAGCATTTCCTGAACAAGGAAGCATTAAACAAGGTGACAGTTATCAACATATTTTTATGTTTGATTCTGTTGAATCTTGCGACAAATTAGTAAATTGGTTAGGATTAAATTACTCCGGAGAATCAGGTTGGCGGTTAAGCACCAAGCAGTTAACTGAAAACTTTGCCGACGGAAAGAAGCCCGGGCGTAAAGGCCTAGCCAAGAGAATGGGCGTCCCCACCAAAGCCAGTGTCAGTCGGCTACGACAGATAGCTAAATCAAGTTCGGGAGAAAAGGCCAGAATGGCGCATTGGATGGCTAATATGAAATCAGGTCGCAATAAATAATCTTATGCCAACCAATTTTACCAGTGATAATATTGCTTACAATTCAAGACTGGCACCAGAGGCATGGGCAAATGGCCGTTTACGAAAGGAAGTTAGGTATAAACTATTACAAGCAGCAAAGTTTTTCATTGATCAATTAGAAATACCTGGTTTCAAATTGTACGATATTGTATTAACCGGAAGCATGGCCAACTATAATTATACCAGATACAGTGACTTTGATGTTCATGTAGTAACAAAGTATACCGATTTACAATGTGATGACCTAGCTGAAGAATTTTATCAGGCCAAAAAGAAGATTTGGAATGATAACCATGACATCATAGTGCGTGGGCACGATGTTGAGTTATATGTAGAAGATTATAATCAACCACCAGTGGCAGCAGGAATATATAGTCTATTGGATAATAACTGGATTAAGACTCCAGAATTTAAAAAACCAGGCATAGATGATCGGGCAGTCAATCTCAAAGTAGAAGATTTAATCCTGCAAATACAGAAAACTTTATCAACAGCCGATGATCCCGAAGATATCACCAGGTTATTTGGTAAATTACGCAAAATGCGCCAAACCGGCCTTGACCAAGGCGGTGAATACAGTGTGGAAAATTTAAGTTATAAAATATTGCGTAATCTAGGTTACCTAGACAAGTTATCTAAAGCAAGACAAGATCAACAAGATTTCGACCTGAGTTTGAAATGATGCCATGGTATTTTCATGTTTATCACGCAGCGTGGTTGGCATTTTTTATAGGTTTGGGCATGGTAATAGGTTGGATTCCCATGCTGATAATCTTTAGTGTGGCTACTATGTATATCTTTCTTACTGCTTAATAAATACAATTATGAAAATAAAAGACTTTACCGACGAAGCAACTAACCCAGCTCAACAAGCAGCTATAGCCATTGCTATGAAAAAAGCCGGCAAAAAGCCCAAGAACGAGGACGAAGTACAAGAGCGATTTCAACTTCCTAAACATCTTTATACCAAGCGAGATCGATTTAAAAGTCTGCGGAAAGAAGCAGTAAAAGAAGAACCTAAATTCACTGGATATTTCAAGGGCCGAGATAAGCCGCCTGTAGGGCGTCGGTTAGTAGGCGAATCTGACATTTCTGCAGGTGACAGAATAAGAACTCGTACAATGAGCCATCATGGAATTGTTGAAAGTGTAGAATTGTATCGTCCGTTTAATAGTTTAGCAGTCTATTTTAGAGATAGCCAAGGCACATTATTACGCACTCCTATTAATAATGTAGTTAAAATTCCTCTAAGTGAAGCTGGCGGTATTGCAAGTGATGCCAAATTTGATCCTGTGGGCGAGTATAAAAATTATCCATTATATGTTAGTAAACAACCTTGGCGTGATCGTTATATTGCTGTTACACAAATTGGTAGAGACGAGTTTAAAGAAGCTGGTGCTAGTCAAGAACAAGCATTACAGGCCATTCGCAATCGTATAGACTTTTTCCTAAATGCACAACGCAAAGTAGAAGCTGGTGCTAGCATTGACTTTAATAAAAGATTTGTAACAGATATTTTAGCTAGCCCAAGAGAAAAGTTTTATGCCAAAATTGTTAATGTCGGCGGTCAACCCAAATTGGTATTAGCCGGTACCGACATGTTAAGTTTTGGTTCAGAACTAGCACAATTAGGGTTTAAGCCCAGTGCGTTAAGAACTGATCCGGAAAATCCCGACGCTACCCCATTACCGGGAATCGGATACAGTAAGAATCAAATCGCAGGCCTAGGCTTGATAGCTAATGGTAGGTATCTAATAGGTAACATGCGTACCGACAGTGATGGCAACCGTGTGTTTGATCTAAAATACGACAGTACTGTTCATACTAAAAGTGACAAACTTAGATTAAATGCACCTGCTATAACAATCGGTACCAGGCGCACTGAGGCTTAACATGGAAAACTATATCGATGATAACGAAGCCTATTATCGATTGACACATCGTTGTGGATGTGGGTGTTTTCATCATTGTGGTGGTGAATGCCGTACTGATGATTGTGATTGTAAGGAATGTAGTTGCAACGACTGCATCGATAAGCACATAATCAAAAGCAATAACTAATGCGTAATTATATTCGTATAGTAGAAGCGGCCAGCAAAGGCTGTCCTGTGGCCACCTACGATATTGATGTAAACTTAAAGAATAGACAACGGGCAATAGATGATTATCATTATGGCCCGGCCAATCCCGAAGAACCCGGCAACTATTGGAAACAAGCAGCCAAGCAGTGGAACATAGATCTAAAAACTGCCCAAACAATGCGGTGCGGCAATTGTGCCGCGTTTGATGTAAGTGATAAAATGTGGGACTGTATTGAATCTGGAATAAAAGGCAGTGAACCAGCAGCAGATGCCATGGCTAGTATACACCGAGCCGACTTAGGGTATTGTAATTTTCATCACTTTAAATGTGCAGGAACTAGAAGCTGTACAAGTTGGATCACCGGTGGCGCCATAGACAACAAGGACAGAACACAATGAAAGTTTATGAACTTGTACTAGAAAAGTGGAGCGCAAAATACAAGCGTTCTATTAATTGCAGTGATCCAAAAGGATTTAGTCAAAAGGCACATTGTGCCGGTCGAAGAAAAACTTCAGAATCAAGATCGAATCCCATTGAAGACTATAAACCTTCACACACAAATCTTGATAATCTTAAATCAAAATATTTGCCTGATTGGGAGATGACGGATCACCGTACGCTACAAGCAAAATACCTTGCAAAAGATCACAGGCAAGCTGAAACATTTGCAGAATTCATAAATCATGTATCTGAAGACATGGATCATTTTGCCCAAGTCACTCAAGATGTAGCAGAGGTAGCTGTTAAAACATCTACTTTTGATGTTAAAGGATTAACTATTCTTGATTTTGAATTAGCCATGCGTATTGATTCATACGCCCGGCAGCACAATATAGAACAAGTACGCATGTCAGGTAATTTTGGTATGCATGAAGAAATTAAACAAGAATAAATTGCCTATGTTAGTATGTCATAATTTTGACAAACCAACTGATTTATATTGCGATCGATTATGCATAGACCTGCATAAAGAAGATTTTCTTTATTACGATAAAGATGGGTTCGAGCTTAATCGAGCCGAGCAAAAATACTATACCATTATGGGACACAGTATTAACCGCTGTTTAAACCATCCCACTTATACAAAAAACTGGTATACCAGTACTGATCCCAAGCTAATAATAGATCACAGCTTAGTATTATTTCGTTGTGAATATCGCGGTGATGCTTTGCGTCAGCTAAAAGAGTTAAAAAAATCAGTACCGCAGGCTGGTTTACTAATAAAAACTCGTGCTAAATGGGGTTTTGATTTTGCCTTAGACAGTGTAGACCATAATGGCGACATATTTGAAGTCCTACATATAGAATATGACACTAATGTTTTTTCGCAATTTTGCCACCAACTAAATCTGATACAAGAAAAAATTGATAAAATAGATTGGTACTCGGCAGCAGTCAGCATATTACAGAATCGTGATAAATGGGAATCATTACGAGGTTTCGCTCAGAACGACTGGAAAGCCAAATTTATATTAAATTGGTCTCGTGCTGAGTACACCGAAAAGGCTTTTTAGATCACCTTAGGACCGTCACAGTTATCTGTGCCTAAGGCGTCGGCGGCTGCTGCCAGCTAGTAGGATTCGCTACCCTTACTACAAAGTGAGCACCAATTGGCTTGCTATTAAATTTGCAATTATATATAATACATTTTTACAATAAGGAGACTCTATGAGTAGTCGCATGTTCAGTGCCGAACAAAAGGCCAAGCTCACACAGATAATCAATGAAGGCATTCAAGTAATGACCGAAATTGAAGACTTGAATGCCGGGCTCAGTGACACTATTAAGGCCGTAGCTGAGGAACTCGAAATAAAACCTGCTATACTTAAAAAGGCCATTCGTATCGCTGCTAAAAGCAAATTAGGCGAAACTAACCGTGACAACGAAGATTTAAATACTATTTTGGAGACTGTGGGTCGTACTCTATGAGTTATGTAGATGCTCTTTTTAGTCGAGACAACAATCGAATCTATGTAGTAGAAAGAATCAATGGTGAACGACACTATAGAGAATATCCAGCCAACTATGTCTTTTACTATGATGATCCCAAAGGTAAGTTTAGAACCATATATGGCACACCAGTCAGCAGATTTAGTACAAGAAACTACAAAGAGTACAATAAAGAGTTAAAAATTCATTCAAATCGTCGTTTATGGGAAAGTGATGTTAAACCACTAAATCGTTGTCTAGAAGAAAATTATCTAGGTGTCGCTGCTCCTCGATTACACACAGCATTTTTTGACATTGAGGTTGACTTTGATCCTGTACGCGGTTTTAGCCAACCATCGGATCCATTTAATCCAATTACTGCAATTACAGTGTATCTGGATTGGTTAGACAAATTGGTAACTTTGGTATCACCACCAAAATCAATGAGTCACGAAACTGCCAAGGACCTAATCAAAGACTATCCAAACTGTTTTATTCTTTCGGAAGAATCTGATTTAATTCTAACATTTTTAGACCTAATCGAAGATGCCGATGTTCTTAGTGGGTGGAACTCAGAAGGGTTCGATATTCCCTATATGGTCATGCGTACCAAGCGCATACTTAGCAGGGATGATACTCGTAGATTTTGTCTATGGGATCAATTTCCTAAAGAAAGAACTTTTGAAAGATTCGGTGCTGAACATATTACCTTTGACCTAATTGGTCGAGTGCATATGGACTATATGCAACTATATAGAAAATACACATACGAGGAACGACATAGTTATAGCTTAGATGCAATTGGTGAGTACGAACTTAATGAAAGAAAGATCCAATATGAGGGAACATTAGACCAGCTTTACAACAGAGATTTTGCTCGGTTTGTTGAATACAATAGACAAGATACCATGTTACTGGCCAGACTAGACCGTAAATTACGATTCTTAGATCTAGCCAATGAATTAGCACATGATAATACTGTGTTACTACCTACTACTATGGGAGCTGTGGCAGTAACAGAGCAAGCCATTATTAATGAAGCACACAGTAAAGGTTTAATAGTTCAAAACAGGAGAAGTACAGATGGTGACACGCAAGCGGCAGGTGCCTATGTTGCTTATCCCAAAAGGGGTATGCATGAATACATCGGAGCAATCGACATCAACTCGCTATACCCGTCGGCAATCCGCGCTCTTAACATGGCGCCGGAAACCATTGTCGGACAACTCAGACCAACCTACACAGACCGATACATAAAAGAAAAAATAGATTCAGGACTTAGTTTTGCAGATGCATGGGAAAACTTATTTGGTAGTTTAGAATATACTGCGGTAATGAATCAAGAACCTGGCCGTGAAATCACCATTGACTGGGAACACGGTGGCTCTGATACCATAATGGCTGCAGAAATTTTTAAATTAATTTTTGAAGGTCGAGAACCTTGGATATTAAGTGCAAATGGAACTATCTTTAAATACGATGCTAAAGGTATTGTACCAGGCTTGCTTGAGCGTTGGTACAGTGAAAGAAAAGACCTGCAGGCTAAGAAGAAAGACGCACAGACTGCTGAAGACAAGGCCTTTTGGGACAAGCGACAGTTGGTTAAGAAGATTAACCTTAACTCACTGTATGGTGCTATTCTTAATCCTGGATGTCGCTTT